TGTTCTCTGGCTTTGGATACCCGACGAACCTTGTCATCTGGCACAAGCCTGGCGGTGGAATTGGAGATCTGTCGCGCACGTTTTCAAGCGACTATGAGGTTGCGTTAGTCTGGCACAGGGGAGCGGAACTGTGCGGAAAGAGAATTGGTTCCGTTTGGAAGATTAACAAAGACGGCGCATCCACTTACATGCACCCGACACAGAAACCTGTCGAGCTGTCTAAGGAGGCATTAGACAAGACTACGGTAATTGGTGCTTCGGTTCTCGATCTCTTTGGAGGTAGCGGAAGCACTTTGATTGGCTGCGAGTCGATGGGACGCAAAGCTTTCCTGATGGAACTCGACCCACGTTATTCTGACGTGATTGTGAAGCGCTGGCAGGACTTCACCGGCAAGAAAGCCGTTCTTGAGTCCAACGGCAAACCCTTCGATGAACTTAAAGCCAAATGAAAATAGTTACACGCCCTAAGATGGTCGCCAAGAACAAGGACCACAACCTCTGGCGGAATGGTAAGAACTGGTGGCTGCACTATACCATGCACCTACCCGATTTCACCTCAAGGCGCGTCCGGCTTAACCTTGGGACTGCGGACGTCGAGACAGCCAGGATGCACCGCGACATGATCCTTCACGATCAAAACATACTTAGGCTCGACTGATGGCCATTGAGCAGAAAGTCCTGGCTGAAAGGTGGGAGTTATCGAAGGGCCGCATCTCGCAGCTTGTCTCCGAGGGTATGCCATTGGATAGCATCGAGGCCGCTGAAAAGTGGCGCGCGGAGAGGCTTGGTTTTAATGGGAACCCTCAAGACGGATACAGCCCAGATGACCAAGGCGGTCGTGAGGCGAGTTACCAGGGCGGGCAAACCAAGCAGCCAAGCATGGAAACCTTTGACTCAATCATCGAAAGACAGCGTCTGCTTGTTCAACTTTCGAGAAACCAATACATTAAGGCGGTCAGGGAAGGATCGTCGGCGCAGTCCAAACTTTATGCCTCCTATGACAAAACCGTCAACACCCTGACGAAGCTCAAAGGCGAGGCCGACAGGATTGCAATTATGAGCAGGGATTTCATCCGGGCTACGGACGCAAGTGCCGCCATGCGTGAACTGGCGGCCACGATGGTCAACCGTCTCGACAAGCTGGCCCTCGACGCGGCGGAGGGGTGCAACCCTGAGAACCCGGCCAAGGCGGTCAAGGTGCTCGAGGCTTGGGTGCGTCGGGTGAAGGCCGAACTGTCCCAAGATGAAGAAGCGTAAGCCCAAGCGAAAGCCGATGCCGAAGCCATCGCGTCCGTTCAAGGACAAGCGGCCCAAGTGGTCGACCTTTTCTAACCGACTCTGGAAACTGCTGAAGGAGCACGGCCTTGACACATGAATAAGTCCGACCTGCTCCGCATCGGTCGGGAGGTCCTGCGTCCGTCCGACTCGGGCGACGTGGTCGAGTGGCTCGAGGACAACGTGCACGCCATCCCCGACTCGCCGATGCCCGGGCCGTTCCGCTCCGACCGCACGCCGTGGATCGCCGAAGCGCTGCGTATCGCCGCCGACCCTGAGACGCGTCTGCTCACCGTCCTCGCCAGCATCCAGTCGGGCAAGTCGCTCTTCGCCCGCCTGCTGACGTGCCACATCATCGCCAACGCTCCAGGGCCGACGATGCTCTTGCAGGCCACCGACCCCGAGGCCAAGGACTTTGCCCTGCGTTACCTCCGCCCTGTCTGGAACAACTGTCCGCCCGTTAAGGCACGTCTATCCCTCGAAGACCTCGACCGCTCGACGACGGCGGACTTCGACCGCATGACGCTTTACTGCCGCGGCATCTGGAACGAGGCGAACCTTCAGCGCCTGTCCTTGCGCTACGTCATCGCCGACGAGTGCTGGATGGCGCCGCCCGGACACTTGGCCGAAGCGAGCGCGCGCGTTACTGCGTTCGGCTGGATGGGCAAGCGAGTGTTCATGTCGCAGGGCGGTTCGGCGGGGCAGGAGTTCCATCAGCTGCACGAAGGCACCGACCAGAGAGACTGGAATATGCGTTGCCCGAAGTGCGACCACCTTCAGCCCTGGCTGTGGGAACAGATCAGGTTCCCCGAGGACGCAAAGGCCAGCGGGACGTGGGACTTGCACAAGGTCAGCGTCGGCACGACCTACGAGTGCGCTGGATGCCGGACGCACCTGCCCGACACGAACGCTTCCCGTCTCGAGGCTAATGCGCGTGGTGCCTTTGTGGCTACAGCCACGTCATCGAACTCCGGGCACATCGGCCTGCATTGGAACTCGCTGGCCTCCATGAGCTGGGGCGAGCTTGGCGTGCTGATGCTCAAGGCCAAGGCATCGGCTGACGAGTACGGCGACGAGGAGCCGCGACGCATCTTCAAGCAGAAGCGGCTGGCCTTGCCCTGGAGCGAAGAGGGCGGCGAGATGGTATCGCTGGCCGAAGCCGCCAACTACAAGATGGGCGACGACTGGGACGCGGAGGCCGTGATTACCCCGAAGGCCAAGGTCGCCGACCGCGAAGGTGCGCCGACGGGAAGCATCCCTTTCCGCACGATGGGCGTCGACGTTCAGCGCGGCCACTTCTGGGTGGTCGTCCGCCGTTGGTCGAAGACCGGGCATAGTCGGCTTATGGCCTTCGCCCGCATCGACTCATGGGGCAATGTGGAAGCCTACGCCAAACAGCACGGGGTCCATCAGGCGCTGGTGCTCGTCGACTCCGGCGACAACACGCAGGAGGTCTACCGCGAGACGGCCAAGCGTAACTGGAAGACAGCCAAGGGCTCCGGCTCCGACGACTTCGCGGTCACGTCCAAGGACGGCCAGACGACCCGCCGCTTTTATTCCGAGAAGCAGTCCATCGTCGTCCCTGGCATCCCGCAGAGGGCGACGCTGATCGTGCATAGTGCCACGGCAGGCAAGGATTTGCTCCACGGCCTCCGGGCTCGCCGCGTGTGGAGCTACTCCCTCGACGCGGGGGAGGACTTTGTATCCCAGCTGAATTCGGAAGTCCGCATCAAGGACCGGCGGACTGGCAAGCCCCAGTGGATACTCCCCCAGGGCAAGAAGGACAACCACGCCCTCGACTGTGAAATCCTCGCCCTGCTGGCCGCCGTCCGCTGGGGCATCGCCGGCAGGGAAACCGCCGAAACCGACTTGCCTTCCGCATGAGCCCGGGCAACCTGTCTGCAAGGGTACGGCGTTTAGTGTTGTGGGTGGAAGAGACTCATGGCGTGGGCTGGGCGTCGTACCCCCTTTCTGGCTTCCATTGCCCGCAAGATTAAATGGCTCAAGGACTATTCATCGGCCTCACTGAGTGCGAACTCCTTGCGATCAAGGAGAAGGCTGTCGCCCTGATTACCGAGGGGAAGACCCTCATGTCGTACTCAGATTCCGGGTCGAGTGCCAGCCGTCAGATGGTCCTGCCCGCCAAGGAAATGTTGGCCGAGAGCCTGTTCGCCCTCAGCCGCCTCGATCCGGCCACCTATGGCCGACGTGTCACCATGATCTCGACGGACTGGCAGAACCGTCAGGACTAACTTTCTATGGCCATCCGCAAGAAGATTAAGACCGTCAGCCTGCGTCCTAAGCAGCCGAAGGCTACGCCTGCCGCCCCTGCTCCGCAGGCTTCCTACGGCGATTGGCAGTCCATCGGCGTGACGCGTGCCCGCCGTTCGGCCTACGGCGCTGAACCGCGTGACCTTCGTCGCGACCTGACGCCTTACGACCGCCTGACGATGATGCGGAAGTGCCGCTGGGCGGAGCGTAACTCGGGCCTGTTCAAGCAGATCCTCGCGGATATGTGCCTCTACACCGTGGGCGACGGCATCAAGCCTCAGTCCCACGCGTCTACCCCGGAGATGCAGGAACGCTACGAGGCTTACTTCGCGGAGAAGGCCAAGCGCATCGACATCACGAACCGCTTCTCGTTCTATCAGGCTCAGTCCATCCTCCTTCGCGGCATGATCCGTGACGGTGACTCCTTCGCCGCCAAGGTCCGCAACGGCGCCGGCGAAGCCAAAATCCAGCTGATGGAAGCCCACCGCGTCGGCGACCCTCTCGAGGGCAAGGTGCCCGAAGGTATGCACGACGGCATCCAGTTCGGTCCGTATGGCGAATACATCGCCGTAAACATCTACCGTTCCGACGGCTCGTCGCGTCAAATCTTGGCCCAGTCCATGATGATGGTCGTCGACCAGGAGTACGCGAGCGGAGCCCGTGGCGTCCCCCTGCTCCAGCACTCCATCAACTCCATCCAGGACGAGATGGAAATCCTCGCCCTCGAGAAGCAGGCCGTGAAGGACAACGGCGACGTGACCCGCATCATCAAGAAGAACGGCGGCGTCTTGGATGGCGACATGGCCGGCGAACTCGGTGCGGTCGTCAACGGCTCCTACGCCAACCTCGCCAACACGATGGGCGGCAAACTCATCGCCCTTGAGCCCGGGGAGGACATGACGTCCTTCCAGAGCAATCGCCCCAACGCCACCTTCACCGGCTTCCTCGCGGCGCTCGAACGCGACATCAGCATGGGCGTCCTTCCGTACGAATTTGTCTCGGACAGTTCGAAGCTAGGCGGAGCCTCACTGAGGCTCGTGACGGCACGTGCAA